ATCGTCAGAGCTGCAAGCTGCTGGCGGCTGTTGCTGTTCTGCATCGTGGTGTCAAATTCAGACTTGGTCTTATTCCCTTTCTGGAACTGGCCCTGATCCACCTTGTTCTGGCCAGCTGCTTGGTCTGCCATGCCAGAAATCATCTCACTCATCTGGATGTTGCTGGAGGAGTTATCTTCGCGGTAGGGAATCTGGTAGACTGCTTGCTGCATGGCATTGCTGTCTTTGCCAATGTTGGCGTTGCGCAGCGGGATGCGAGACACTGACGAGATAGGATCAATGTCCTTCTTGTCAATGAAGCGTGGGTTNTAGATCAAGCGNTCAAAGATCAGGCGACGCTTGCTCTCCAGTGAGATATTCCACAGTGAGCTGCTCATNTCTTGGAATGGCAGNGCATTGTCCAGCATGGANTGCGTCTGGTATCCCAGNCCATCTTCATACGGNTGCATGATNAAGCANGGCAGNAAATCATGGCCAGTGTTCATCTCTTCCACGAAGATGACAGTAGACCAGTTGATGATGATGCCATGATAAATCTTGACGCCATTGCCTTTTGCACCGAAGTCTTGGGGCACAGCGCGGCAGTAGAAATGCGTGACAAGGTAGTGATCCTTGTAAGCAATCTTTGATTTCTGCGCACCAGAGAAGCCCATCCAGCTGCCCCAGTTGGTGCTGCCAGGAACATGCTTGCCACCGAGGTTCAAGTACTGGTTGATTTCTGGGTGGTGGTAAGAAGTGCCAGAGTCAGTGTCCGTGGTGCTGCCAGTAAACGCAGACTCGTAGGCATCTGTTGCGTTCGTGGTCTTGGCAGGGTCGAGCGTAGCCATGAGCTTCTTCAGCATCACGCGTGACATGATCTTGTTCCAGCCAAAGAACTCACCTTCAGTGTGCAAGTTCGCAGGTGGGACAGTCATGTCCATGAAGCAGTTGTAGGCATCAATATGCTCAATGCAGTTGCCACCGTAGCTGTACTCACGAATTGCTGCGAGGCCGGCAGCTGTGATGTTTGTGTCCGTGACAATGGTCTTGAGTGGAGTCTTCTTCCAGTGCACGACAGCAGCACCGAAGTTGTACTTGAAGCCATCACGAAACACTTTAATGAGTTCACGTGCCCAGCCGTAGCGCACAGACTGGTCACCAAGCGCAGTTTCAAACTGCAATGCTTGCGACTGCATTCCAGGAGTAGAAACTACGCCGAAGATCGGGTAGCTGGTAAGGAACACGCCTGCTTGATAAGCCACTGCCGACTCAATCTGTGGCATGACAATGGGCACGGTAATGTCTTGCACCTTGCGGGAATCACCTGCCATGTTGCTTCGCACTGCCTTGATGTGCTCAGCTGTGGTGTTCAGCTGGCGCTGGTAGGCACGATCACGATAGCGCAAGAGGCTGCGGAAATCAGAGAGCGAGCCCTCTGCCATCTGCGCGCGNTCTTTTGCGTAGTGAAGAAATGCCTTGCGCTGGTCNATAGTCAGCGTGTTGACAATGGAGATATTGGAAGCTGTGGCCATGGTGTCCTGCTTGGTGGAAAGGTTGGAAATCAGAATGGCAGAGCAAGCCCGCTTGAGTGCGAAGCTGAGGCCGTATGCATGTCAACATCAAAGATGTTCTTGACAATAAGCTCGGGGTAATCCCGTACGGTCTCCTCAACATATCCGATCAAGTCTATTATATCATCCTTGTTGTTAATCTTGAGGGGGTTCCAATCCACCGTCTGAGAGATAACAAGAGAGCGCACGTTGGGGTGCAAGTAAATCTCCTCTGCAATAACTTGCAGCAAGCCTTTCTTAATCCTGCCGTTTTTGTTTCGCCCTTTAGGGCTGAGAGGCTGGAACTCAAATCCACTGATGCCCTCATCCTCACAGTACTTATTGAACCAGAACAGCAGCGTAGTTTGGTAGGCCACATCTTCCACGCAGATAAGGCGAGTGTTCTTTTCCAAGCCAAGCGCGATAGCCTTCTGTATAGTCTCCAGCGGGCTGAACGTGCCAAATGTCACATCGTCAAAAATCGGCTTGCTGTCACAAACGCTGAAGTGCCCAATGGTACAATCATCGCCTTGCTTCTTTCCTGAGCTCGGATCAATGAGGATGAAGCTGCCTTCCGCGTCAGCGTCTACATAGTACTCCGGCAGGAGTGGGAACTTGTGTGGATCAATGCCACTTGCCCCTGTCAGCTCAGTGCTGTTAAGAATCTCTGATACGAAGATTTCTGGGTGGCCCATCTCAGTGTCAGACTGATACTCTGCAATGAGTTCTTCAGCAGGTCTGAGTTCTTCCCAGAGGCTGGTGCCATCTGCCAGCAAGCCGCCTACGATAAGAGAAGTCCACTGGGTGTTGTTCTTGAGCTTCTCCAGAATGCAGTTCTGTGGATACATGTTACCCACGTAGATATAGGTACAGCCTTCATTGCTACGAGCTTTCATCAAGGTACCGAGAATCCACTTGAGCAGCTGGTCACTCATCTGTGCGTTCTCAGCATCTTCCCGCTTCTGTACGTCATCCATAATAATAACGTCAGGCCGTGCGTTCTTTCGGTTGATACCACGAACTGCTGTACCTGCACCAATGGCACGGAGGATGATGCTGCGACCGCGAAAGTGGAAGACCTTCAATGACTGCGTGTCTACTTCAATCTCAGCATTCCAGCGCCCGAACAAAGCTATGATGTTTGGAGACGAGAGGAAGTCACAGATGTCTGCGAGCGTGTTGACTGCCAGGTCTTCGGCCGCTCCAACAATCAGAATGAACCGCTTGTGCGAGAACAGAATGTACCAGAGGCACAGCAGCTTGATAAATGTAGTCTTTGCAAAGCCTCGTGGAATCCCAATAGCAAAGCGCTCCACCTTACTCTTGAAAGAGGTGAGCATGGCGAACAAGGCAAGGTAGAAGGCAGGGAAGGCAAAGATAAAATCTTCCGGTGCCGCAAGCATCCCAAGGAAGTTAAGATCTTTCTTTGCGAGNAGNAAAGCTTCTTTGCCGTCTGCACTTACTTCGGTNGTTCCGCTGNTNGNNTGNCNNGTGTCANCAGAAGGACTGGAGAAATGGCTAGGATTTGACATGTATTCCAGCCCCATACTTTGCTGTGTCATAGCATGTCAGTGTTAAGGTTGGCAGCGGTCAGCGGCAGAGTTCTTGGCGCACGCTTGGGCAGCGGAGCAAGAGCACCGAGGCGAACAGCTGCTTTATCCAGCGCCGTAACTACTGCTGTTGGTGCTGCGCCAGCACGCTGTGCCAGGAGGTTATCCAGGCCACGCGGAGTTGCGCTGACAAGTGTCTTGCCTTCAACTTCTATGATTTCGTTGTTCGCGTTGGTCACGTAACGCGGCAGAGCGCTGGCTGGCAGCGTCAGATTCACGTTGACTGTGACTGCACCACTTACTGCAGGACCATCTTTACGTCGCCGAGCGGTGTTAAGGATGCGAAATGCGCTCAGTGCCTGGCCCATGTTTGCAAAACCAAGCGACTTTTGGATGCGACTGAGGGCCAGCTCTTCTGCAGACTCCAGCGTCTCGTCAAAGTTCATGTCTTTGATGGTGACTTCAGCTGCGTGCTGCGCCATTTGCGCCTGAATCTCTGGATCAGCTTTGAGCTGACTAATGTAGGACTCATCACAGCCTGCTGCCATGGCAATCTGCGACGTAGGAATGCCCTGTGCAAGGTATTTGATGACGAGAGTCTTGTCAATCATGGCTTTACTCCTGTGTTATAGCCTAGAAGTACATCAATGATAGTGCGTGACACGGGATCCGCATCCACCTGGCCTACTTTTCCTGTCTGATGCTTGAGCATGTCAGCAACTGTGACGTCCAGCATCTTGCTTGGGTGAGACATGTAGTCTCCTGTGGCCATCTGAGTCTGCACCAAGCGGGCTTCTGCCTCGCCAGGAATGGTGCTGTAGTTCTTGTGCGCTTGCAATTCCATCTGACGCAGCATCTTTTTGACACTGANCAGGTACTGCGGGTCGTCAATCATTGATGCTGGCGAGCTTGTCAACGACTGCGGCAGTGGCGCTGCACGTGCGGCACCTTGGATAGCCTCCATGCTGTTGCCAGTGGCTAGCAGCTTCTGGTCTACCAGTGTCTTGGCGGTGGAGTACTTGGCGTAGTCGTTGAAGAAGCGCTCTGGGTTCCCACCGCGTGACATGTCAAATAGTGCCTGTGAGCCGTGCTGCATCTCATGGAACATCTTACTTGCGAGGTCATCAGCTGACGTGCTTGGCCCAACACGAATATTGTTGTTTGCAAATGAATAGCTAGCACCTGGCTTCCCTGTGCGCGTGACAGTGTGAGCATCAAAGAACTCTTGCAGCATCTTTGGGTAGCGTGAAGTATCTACCAGCTCGCCTACTGAGAGCCCATCCTTCTTAGGATAGAAGTCACCCTGNGGGCTGCGACCTGACATGCCTTTCTTAAGCTGTCCAGGATCATCTGGNATNACCATCTTGAGGATGTTGTCNATNGGATCGTGGTAGACCTTTGTGCTGGCGTATGCCATGTCAGCTTGGCCTGNGTCAATTGCTGCCTGCACAGCCTTGAGTGACTTTGGTGACATGATAGCAGCAGCNGGTACAATCATTCCACCGAANCCTGCCAGCACGTCAGTCATTGCATCTGTTGTGCGGATGTTGGCAGCTTGCTTTTGCTCGTCCGAAATCAGCACGCTTTTACTGCTCGCAGTGGACAGGTCCTCGTTGAAAGCTTGCAGCTTTCCGGCGCTCTGCGTCAGAGTCTCCTTCATCCCAGCAGGACTAAGCCTGTCTGCGAGTAGTCGCTTGACAGAGTCTATTGCTGAGAAGGCTTTGGCTAGTGGAGTAGGCATGAGACATTGTGCCGCGCGGTCGCCAGATTCTTGATTGGCCTATTCTGCGAGGGCTTGTTGTTCTCTGTTTAGGTGAGAGGCTGCTGTTTGCGAAGAGTGGTGGAAACTAAAAAATTTAGAATTTTGGTGAAGATGTCATAGGATATACGTAAGTAAACAGCCTTGAAAAGGCCCCTCCCCCCTTGCGTCACGCAGTGACTAGAGTAGGCTGTTTAGCGAGCGAAGCGAGCGGCTGGTGTAAATAAGAAGCATTCGCATTTGCAAGAGGGTCAATAAAAAGCCCACTTATTAGGCGGGCTCCTTGTTAGTAGGTTAGCAGCGTTCAAGCTGCGCTAGGTTACAGCAGATCAAGATCAATCGTTTGTTTCTGTGGCTTATTGCGGAGCGCTTCACAGCGGCGCAGCACAAAGCTTCCGAACTCTGTCTCATGGTCAGCCTCTGCCAGCTTCACTGTTATCTTGTCAAGCTCGGCCTCTTGATATGATGAGGTCTTACCTGCCAGCTTAATAACGAGTTCTGCAAAAGCAGCCACTGCGCCGCGGTAAGCCTTGTTGGCTTGATAGTTCGGGTTGTTAATGAATGCTGCGCGGGTGGCGCTGGCCTCCCATGCCTGGGTGAGTTCCTCCTTGGTAAGCCATTCAGTGTTAGCGCCGCTGGCCTCTGCCATGATGGCGTCTGCACTGAATATGCTCGTATCAATAGTAGTAGGCCAAACGCTCATGTTCTCCAAGCGGCGCTTGAGAATGCTCTTGGCGGCTGTCTCCAGTACCGCGCTGAGTAGTGGCTTGTAGTTTGCTGGTGTCGTGCTGTTGTCCAGCTCTTGCCACGCATCGCCCGGAATCCAAACCAATGCAGAGCGTGAGGGTGAGCGGTAGTGTTGGGTTATCAGCTTGGCGCTCTGCGCGACTTCGCCAGCTGCGCGAGAGAACTTCGCTTGTTCTGGTGTGGTGTGGACTGTTGCGAGTGGTTGAGCGGTGGCGGTGTTCTGTGTAGTGGTGTTGTTGAACTCGTTTGACATGATGTTTCCTAGGTGACCGG